NCCAGCTTGCCTGTGAACAACTAGCCAGGACTGATGACATTGAGCAACGGTGCCGCAAGACTGGTGCTCAGTATCGGATAATTGACTCCCAGAAAGCGATCATTATCCAGTACCTAAACCAATCGTATCTAATCACGCTTCCCGGCATTGAGATTTCGTTGGTGGATGGGAGCAAAGGTAGTTCGTGGTTTACCTGCATCAGATTCGGCATATGAATTATTGATTGATTCGGGTAAGAATGTTTTAGATAGATGGAATTTTTCAGGTAAGTTTTATGGGGACCCGACTAAACAGGAAGAAACGAATGCAGTGAAGAAGACTTTAAATATACAAACTCCAAATGGTGAATCGTTTAGGAATTGGATGGAATGGGAAGGTTCCGTGCCAGCAAAAGATAGCAGACTTACTCCTGTTACGGTAATAGAATCTCATCCAGATAATGTTTATGTAGTTCAGAGGGAGAATAAAAATGCTTTGACCGTAAAGCCCACTTTTGCAAAGTTCAAAGATGGACAGAAGGCATGGATTGATCAATGGGAAAATCTTTACACTGGAAATAAAGGTGGAATGCCTTACGGTAATCCCAATGAAAGAATTCCGGCTTACATTGAAATAAAGGATTCGGGAACTGTAGAATTAATAGAAGAGACTGATTTGTTTTCTTCTTTCAAATTCAATGGAAAATTATTGAAGGGATATTATATAATGCGAAGGGAGTCCCCAGATTCTCCTATCTGGATTTTCTCGAAAGGTAAGTTGCCAGGTGAAAAAATAAAAGAAGATTTATATAATTTTGATTCAACTGCAATGCCAGAATTTATTGACTTTTCCGATACTTCTCTTCCCGTTGAAATAAAGTTTAAAAATTCTAACTATAATCTTATATTGACGGAAAATGACAAGTTGATTCTAAATAAGAAATAGCATTTTAAGAAAACCCTTGACAGACTTTGATATATATGTTATAAGATAGTGTAAGCTTGAAATTCAATTCTACAAGTCAATTAGCCAAAAGGTTTTACACTAATCCAAATTAGTGGTTTGAAATTAGAAACCCCAACGTAGCCAAAGACTCTGATTAGAAATGAATTGATTTCAAAATCAATTTTATTTTTAAGGAGTCTTTTTTTGTTAAAGAAAATTTTCTCACCATCACATCTGATTGAATCAAAAGATAAAGAAGGAAAGGAATGGGATGTAGTATTAATTCAGGCTGGAAGAAGTCTGAATAATAAATACTATCCTCCCGAAGTTCTTAAAAAGGCAATACCGCTTTTTGAGAAAGCTAAGGCTTATGCGTATGAATTCAAGGGTAAAATTTGGAATCATATGCCTGAAGCTGTCCGCAAAGTTTTCCCTGAAGGTACATTAAAGAATCTTGTCGGATGGTATGACAATATCCATTATGGAACTTTTGAAGATGCGGATGGGCGTACCAAGGAAGGAATCCTTGCCAGATTTCATATCGTTGATACTGCAAAATGGTTAATGAGTTTATTGAAAGAGGCTTGGGAATATGGCAAGAAAGCCTTGCTTGGTTTTAGTATAGATGGTGGTGGAGATGTAGAGAAAGGATTTGAGGAAGGTAAAGAAGTAATAAAAGTTAATGAAATCAAGAGCATTGATGAAATTACTCTTGTAAGTCATGCTGCTGCCGGTGGTAAATTTCAAAGACTATTGGCAAGCAAATTTTATATGGAGGAAAACGAGATGAATTTTTTAAAAGAGTTGTACAAATGGGCAAAACAAATCAAGGAAAGTTTGATTGAGGGAATTAATCCTGATGAGATTACAGAAGAGCAGAAGTTTGAGCTAATCAAGGGATTAGTTGAATGCGAAGAGTTTCCACCGAAAGATGAGAAACTCGCTGAAGCAATCGCTCCTTTTGCATCTGCAATGATAGATGAGATTATTAAAGCAGTTGAGGGAGACAAGAAAGCTGAGGCAGTTAAGTTACTTAAGGATTTAAGAGCAAAGATGAAAGCTTATAAATATCCTGCTGCCAAAGAAAGTGAAGAGCAAAAGAAAACGAGGGAAGCGAAGGAGAAAGAGGAAGCAGACAAGAAAGTAAAAGAAGCAGCGGATAAAAAGAAACTTGAGGAAGAGAGAGCAAAGATGACTGAAATTGATAAAATGAAAAAAGATGTTGAGACAATGAAAGAGAATACACAAAAGAAAGAATGTGCTGCCACACTAAAAGAACAACTTGCCGGAAGCAAGTTACCTCAGTTAGTTAAGGATAAAATATCAAAAAGATTCCAAGACAAAGTTTTTGAAGCAAAGGAACTTGAAAATGTAATGAAGGAAGAGAAAGAGATTCTTGGTAAACTTTCTGAAAGCGGTGAGATAAATGGACTGGGTGATGTGAAGGATGATATTGATGTTATTTCTGATGAAGCTGACAAAATTCAGGCTGCCATGGATTTAATGGTAGATGACCAAGCAAAAATACCCGATAAGCTAAAGGAATCAGTTCACGGTGGGTTCAATAGTATTCTGGAAGCTTACCGAGCAGTACATCCCGAAGATCCGAATGTTACTGGTAGGGTTGGTAAGAGAACCAAGATGGGTAGCTTGAAGGAAGCAATTACCACAGCCGATTTTTCTTACATTCTGAATACTTCAATGACAAAAAGGATAACGAAAGAGTTCAAAGTGAAACCATTTATATTTGCTCCGATAGTAACAGAAGTTCCAGTTACAAATTTCAAACAGCAAGAGAGAGTGAAGTGGGGTGGATGGTCAACTCTACCGACTGTAACTGCGGGAGCTTATGCTGACCTTTTTGAACCACATGATGAGGAAGCAACCTACACACCTGGAACAAAGGGTGGGCTCGTGTCAGTTTCGAGGGCAACAATTAAGAATGATGATTTGGGTTACATTAAAAAGATTCCGAGCAAAGTTGTAAAAGCAGCAAGGAAAACATTAGAAAGAGATGTGATGGCTTTGCTATTAGCGAATGGTACATATACTCCAACAAATTCGACAGTATTTTCAACTATATTTAACAACTATTCGACCAATGCTTTTAGCTACGATCATTTGACAGATGCTTCTGATGGTATAGCTGCGCAGAAAGAAAGAGGGGCTTCCGAAGATGCTGGAACAGCTGATGGAGATTATTCAACCACAACTTTATCGGATTCGACCAAATCCTGGGATGTAAATGAGTGGGCAGGTCGATATGTACGGTTGGTTTACGGAACAGGAGCTGGTCAGATGTCTCTTATAGCAAGTAATACCGCAACCAAATTAACTTTCGCTGCAATTACCACACAGGCAGATGCTACAACGAAATATGAGATTTCGACTGCTTCGAATGACGATGAGGAAATGGGGCTGGATGGAAAGTTCATAATTCATGGATTAAAGACAAGAGCGAAAGTTCGTTCGATAACAAATTCCGACAAGAATCCGACAAACATGGCTGAGGATAATGTTCATAAGGGAGTATATACTACAATTTACGCTCCGACAATTAAGGGCTCAACCTACCAATATTATTGGTTCTTAGTGATTGATAAAGCTGATGGTGAAACGATTGAGATTGGTTATGTCGATAATCAAAGAACTCCTCTTCTTGTAGTCCAGGATCAACCGACACTTGGGCAGGTATTTACGAATGATACAATTCGTTACAAAGTGAGATATGAATATGGCTTAGAGATAATTGACAATAGAGGGATTTACGCAAACTTTGCAACATCTATATAAGTAAATAAAGATAAGGGCGGTAGAAATACCGCTCTGAATCTTTAAATAAAAAAACTGGGAGAGAGTCGAGTTAAATTCTTGACATATGCTCCGTGTAAGACGGAGGATAACCCAAAGGAGGAAGTAAATGTTTGAATTTCCGAATGGTGTAAGTAGTTATGGAATTCCATTACCAGCAGGTGGGTCCGTTCTTATGACACAAGGTAAATCATTTTTTGTTGACCCTACAAATGGTAGTGATTCGTATGATGGAAAAAGTGTTTCAAGAGCAAAAGCAACACTTCCGGCTGGTTATGCTTTATTGACAGCTGGGCGGAATGATGTTCTTTATTACATGGCAGGAACATCGGGTATTAGTTTATCAGCAACGTTAACTTGGGCTAAAAGCTATACACACATGGTAGGAGTTTGTGCTCCGGTGAATATGAATCAGAGAGCAAGAATATTTCAGACCGCAGATGCAACTGCATTAAATCCTCTTATTAATATAACAGGTTCTGGTTGTTCGTTTAGAAATTTTTATATTAATCAGGGTGTAGCGGATGCAACTTCTAAAGTTTGTGTTCAGGTAACAGGTGATAGAAACTATTTTGAGAATATTCATTTCAATGGCATAGGAAATGATACTATGGATGTTGATCAAGCCACTTGTGTAAAATTGGATGCAGCACATTTTTGTAGATTTGTAAATTGTGTTCTTGGTTCACAATCAACAAGTGCGGGCTCAGCAGCAACCAATAGCGAGCTTTGGTTTGATGGCGAAAGTTCTCAGAATACATTTGAAGATTGTATTTTCACCAGAAGGATTGAACACGAAACTAACCATGTATTGGTTCAGGTTGAAGATGCATTAGGTATTGGAGCTTTTAATTTATTTAAAAGATGTCTATTCATGTACACATCAGTAAACCAAGCTTATACGGGTGGAAGTGTTTTTGAAATTCCGGCAATCAGTTCTAAGACCAGAATTATAGTTTTACAGGATTGTATGGCAGTGGCTGGTGATACTTCGGCAACAGATTGGGATTCTAATGATAGAGGAATTCTGTATGCGAATATGCCTGCTCCTACAGCTTCAGCAGCTGGTGGATTGGCAACAATTCAATAATTTGGGAATACCAATATAGAGTCAGGGGATTAATCTCCCCTGCTCTATATTTTTTAAAAAGATACCCAATTGGAGGAAAGCATGAGAATTTTTAAGATTGAGAATGAATCAGATTTAAAAAAAGTAGAAGCGAGAAACATAGAACCTATTAAGATAACCAAGACTGCTACTGGGTGGGATGTTGAAGTAGAGGAAGATGTTGATTTGAATGAGATAGTTAAATCCGAGCCGATAGTTCCTTCTTCCAAAAAAGAATCCGAAAAGAAAGAAGAGAAGGAAGAAAAGAAACCAGAGCCGAAAAAGAAAAAGAAAAAAAAGAAAAAGAAATAATTTCTCCGAATATTTTTTGGAAGGAAGAACATAAATTCTTTCTTTCCGTCATTATTTTATATCTGAATAATAAATCAGGAGGAATTAGTTATGAAGTATTTTAATAATTATCAGGTTCTTGCCTCGTCCAATAGAGGTGCTACCGCAGCTGGATATTCAACCGCTATTCCTGCCAGAACTGCCGAGTATGCCATGACGGTAATTTATATAACTGCCAAATCGGGAGCACCCACACTTCAGGTTTCTTTACAATGTTCCGCAGTAGATCCCGCAATAGATAATTACAAATGGAGAACGGTTTATCAAGAAGATTTGATAACGAATGCCAATATAGGTACTCCACCTAAAATATTTGGTGGACATAGACAGGTAGATTTTTCTGGCTGGTTAAGAATAGCTTATACGCTTGCTGGAACTTCAACACCAAAAATAACATTTAGCGCAAACATCGAAACAAAGTAATGGAGGAAGTATAATGAAAAAACTTTTAATTTTATTTTTAATTCTTTTTTGTTTACCAATAAGTATCTTTGCTTGGACGGATACAGTGGGTTCAACTCTAACAACTACCACTGGAGATTATGCAGTGGAAGATATTTGGAATGGAGTTTATGATCCCACCTCTGGAACATTGAAAGTTATGAGTGCTGGTGCTACATTTTATTTGACAGCAACTCAATTAGAGTTATTGAGATTTCCAACTTCTTATATTATTAATTTTCCAACTGATTATCCCGATGCAACCGCTGCTTCCACTTTATCAAATATAGAAAGTAATCAAGCATTATTACAGAGACCAACAATTTACATGAACTATCCCATCCCTGTTTATGAAGACCAAACGATATTCATTTCAAGTGGTACGTCAGGAATGGTAACAAGTGCAACAAGCCAAACTATCACGGTAACCGATAAGGTTAAAAGATATTTTTTCTATTATTTCAATAATGGGGATACTTCAACTTATTGTACTATAAAGAATAATAGGATAGGCGGTGCTGACTATCTCACTGATGGATTGTGGGTAAGAGGGAAATTTGATTATGCAGTTGCAACAACTTTCACTGTCACGGATTTGGTTGCAGGGGCTACTTTTCATTGGAAGATAGAAACGGATAAATAACAAGGAGTAAAATATGAAAAAAATATTAATATTTTTTATTTTATTTTTATGCTTTACCACTATTGTTTCAGGACAAGGAATTGGTAGTTTAAGAGATAATACAAAAGTTCCTTATTCCGGAGCAAGACAAAATTTGGATATGGGAGCTTATGATATCCTTGCCACAAATTATTACGGTGCAGGTGGGGCTACTTTCGGAGAAGTTGTGTATAGTTCTGGCATTGCTTATTTTGCCAGTGATGCTCATGTAGGACGTTATATTTACCACAAAGACAATGTTGGTGATGCGACACGAATCTTTTTTGGTGATGAGGTCATAAGACTTGAAGTAGGACTTTTACAAGGTTTGTCCATAGCACAGAATGATATTGATACAATAAAAATAGGTGATGATGATTGGAAGTATGTTCTTATTGGAGATAAAGATGAAACCGGAATAGCAATTACAACTTACAGTTATCTAACTCAAGGATGGACTATGCCTTTCGGTGTTGACGTGGGAACTTTGACTGTAGTAAATTGGGCTAATATTGGGGGAGCTTTAGATGTTGCAGACAGGTCAACACTCCAACATGGTTCTTTTGCAACTGGGTATAGTTCAGGTAGTTGGGTTTTTTCAAATAATACTGACATAAGATTTAAAAATGCAGCTGGTGCGTCAAAACAAATGGTTTGGTTAGATGGAAGTAATAATCTTTGGTTAGGCGATAATTCTGTTAATAGTGTAACAGTAAGAAGTGGTGGTGCTACCACAATACGAGCAAGTGGTGGAGCTGCTATTACCTGTGCTGCCAATAGAGATGTAACCATAGCTTCCAATACAATTATTATCAAAAATTTAGACGTTAATGGTATCTCTACCTTCCAACACGCTTCAATGGCAGACGGATTTAGTACAGGCACTTTCAAAACTACGGATAATATAACAGTAACAAAAGCAGCTGACCCTACATTTTTTGCTTTAGATACTACCAATAATTGTTTAGTTAAATTATTGTCATCTGATTCTTTAGGACTTGTTGGAACGAATTCTAATCATCCATTTTATATCAGAACCAATAATCAAAACAGAATATCTGTCTTCGCTGGTGGTCATGTAGATATGAGTTCTTCTGTTGCCATTGCAGATACATTGAATGTTGGTAGCTTTCTAACTTGCGAAACTACTGTCTATGCAAATACTGGAAACTTTGCTGAATTAATCTCACATTCACCAACTTTAGAAATAAATACAGAAGTAAATTTTAATCAGAATGTGGATTTTAATGGCAATCAAGTTGAAGGTGTAGTACTCATATCCTCTGGAACTCTTGCAGAAGCTTATATTTCAACTAATACCAATGTTACACAGATTGCAAGTCAAAATGTATATTACATTGTAGATGGAACATTGACAGTGAATACTGGTTGCATAAGTTGGTTCTCTGCTGCTAATGGCGTACTTACTTACAATTATACAGCCGAGAAAAGATTTTTTGTTAATATCAATATATCCGCAACAGATGATGGTTCTACAGAAACTTTTATGTTTGCTTTATTTAAGAATGGTGCAGTGATTCCTGAAGGTAGAACAAGAAGTAAAGTTACAGTAACTAAAGATACGGTTGTAACTTTCCCCTTGAGTGGTTGTGTTTCGCTTGTCCAGGGTGATACGCTTTCGGTCTATGTCAAAGATTTGACAGGAACTGGCAATATACTGATTGAGGAGATGAATTTTAGTGTATATTCCACTGATTAATTTTATGAAAAAAATATTACCAATTCTTTTACTGTTTCTTGTAGGGTGTGCGACAAATGGGGATAAACATGTTATTAAAGAATTATCTCAAGATGCCGAGATAAAAGAATTGAAAACCAAAGTGGAGCAACTCGAAAGGAAATATAAAGAGATGGATTATTGTTATGAAGATATTGAAATAGCTATAAAATTTAATCCCGACATCACTCTCAAGGAATTGATTGAGATTATGGAGCAAGAATGAAGAAACTATTGATACTCTTATCACTAATATTATTAACTCTAATATTTTTTATTGCATTGAATGGTTGTGCAACAACGGCTCCGATTGCTACAAGGATATATGAAATAGATAAGCCTATTACAATTATAGTAATGGATAAAGAAAAACTAAATGAAGAATTTAAACATTTAAATAAAAGAATTAAAGGGGTAAGAGTGGGAGATACAATATATACTACTTATACTGGCGAATATGATATTAACGGAAATCCATTACCCGATTTTGGAAATCTTGGACATGAACTTTGGCATGATAAAAAATTAGGAGGATTATATTTTCATGCTCGATAATATCACAGGAGTACAATGGTTTTTGTTTTGTCTGTCTTGTCTTGTTTGTTTTGGTCTCGGAGTTGGAAGTAAATTTATTTTTAAAATAGTAATTAGAATAACAGATAGAATTGTAGAGGAGATTTTTGGATGACAAAAAGAAAATTGGTAGAAGAACAGATAGGGAAGATTTTGGAGGATATCCCAACAATCAAAACTACGCTTTATAATATAGGAAAGGATATAACCGAAATCAAGAGAACGATTAGTACATATAATGGATTGAAAACTGACATAAGTTGGTTGAAGAATATATCGAATAAATTGATAACTGGTAGTATTGTAATTTTTGCAGCTATAATCGGAGTAGTAATAAAATTAATAGTAGATTAGGGGGATGTAATGAAAAGATTTTTTGAGATTTATTTTGTAATTTCAATTCTATTAATTATTGGTTTAGTAGTTTATGCAGGAGTTCAGAAACGAACAAGAACTACAACTGATTTTAGATTTGATTTAAAAGCTGGAGATAGAATAATAGTTATAGATGAAGAAGCAGAAAAATCTTATGTTAGAGTAACTCCACCTGAAGCAAGGTCTTTTAATTATACTGTTCCAGATGGAAAAGTTATGAGTGGAATTTTAACTCAAAGAAAAAAATAATGACAACAACGATAACGACTTTTAATGCTGCTGTTGATAGAATACTTAAAGATGCTGAACTTAATATTACATCTGGTGATATTAATTCTTTTATTCAAGAAGATGCTCTTGAAATTTATTCCAAGCATAGACCTTTGACAAAAACGGCTGATGTTTCTGCAAGTGGAAGTTACGATTATGAACTTAGTACAGGTAATTTTGCATCTTGGGTAGATGGATTCTCGGACATACAAGATGTGGAATATCCAACGGGTAATCAAAGTCCAACAATGATACCCAGAGAAGAATGGATGATATACGAAACTGCAAGTGCAAAATATCTGAGATTTTTAAGAACAACTCCAAGTTCTGGAACTATCCGGGCTAACTATACTGTTCCTCATACAATAGACGATTCTTCTTCTACTGTGTACGAAAAAGACTTCGGAGCATTTTGTAACTTAGCTTCTTCATTATGTGCAGGAGCAATTGCAAGAAAATATGGTAATACATCTAATTCAACTATCGGAGCCAATGCGGTTGCGTACAGAGACAAGAGTGATATATGGGCTTCACGGTCAAAAGATTTATTGAAATTATATCTTGATTTTATGTTCCCGAAAGAATTGGATGCAGCATTTGCTCAAAAAGAATTTGATACCATTTATGGTGCTTTGGGTCTTTATAGATTGACACATTTGGAATGGCAGAGGTAGAATGACTCTTGAATTCGGAGCAGAAATAAAATTACAAGGTTTATTTCTAAAGGATCCAGAAAGAGCTCTTTCAATTTTTGGAGAAGAATTTGGTAAAGCATTGGATGAAGCAACTTCGTTTTTAATGCGACAAGTTATCCGAGGAACTCCAGTTCATACGGGAGCTTTAAGGGGTTCGATATTCCGTGAGATACGTGGAAGGGGTTTGGACATCCGAGGAATAGTAGCAACCAATTTAGCTTATTCAAGTTTTATTGAAACTGGATTACCGGCACATACTCCGAACTATGATAATCTTGCTGGTTGGATTAGACTGAAGATGGGATTATCGGGAAAGGATTTATATGCTATGCTTCAAGTTATAGCAGGAAATATAAAGGAAAGAGGTATCCGACCTCACTTTATGTTTAAGAAAGCTTTTGATGCTGGTAAAATGCAAGTTCAGAAAATGTTAGATAAAGCTGCAAAAAGAGTCGTTGAGAGATGGGGTAAATGAGTTACGCAACTGTAATAGCACAAATTGAGATAATCTTAAAATCAGCAACTGGAGTTGATTCCAATACTGTATATAAATATGATAAACTTGCAACAAATTGGGCAGATTATATTTCTTATTTTAAAGATTCCAATAATATAATTCATGGATATGCTATTACAAGGGCGAATATTGAAGAAGAACCTGAAGCAAGTAGAGTAAATAAATCTCATCCAATTTGGATTATCAGAGGTTTCTTTGCTTACAAGGATCATGCTACATGGACTTCAACCTCTGAGTATAAATTTCAAGTTATTATAGATAGTATCAGGGCTAAGTTCAGAGCGAATCCGAGTTTGAATAACACAGTTCTAACTTCTTCACCTTTTCAAGTTGATATTATGGAACCAAGAATGTTTGGAGATGTACTTTGTCATTATATGGAAGGAAGATTAGTTACTGAAGAACAAGAGACTTATACATAGGAGGAAATTATGAGAGTTGAATGGATACGAGAAGAAGCAGGTGAGTTAGTAGGTATTGGAGTTTTTAAAAAGAATGATAGATTCGATGTTCCCGATAAATTAGCTGAGCAATTAATATATCAAGGATTAGTCAAAGATGCTTATGTTACTAAGGAAGATAAAAGGAAAAGAAAGAAAAAAGAAAAAGAGGAGGAATAAAATATCATGGGTGGAACAACAGGGAAGCTTGCTCATTTTGGAATTGCACCGGAAGTAATTTTTGGAACACCGGTTGCTGCAACTGCATATTTACCATTCAGTTCTGAAACTTTGAATTTGACAATTGAAGAATTAATTTCAGCAGACGTAAGAGCTCGTCGAGACGAACCAGATTCATATGAAGGATTGAATACTGTTGCTGGGGATTCGGTACATGAAGTTCATCCTGCTGGCATAGGTTATCTTTTAAGAAGTGCTTTGCGCTCTCCAGCGACTACTAATAATACTGGCTCTTATACACACGTCTTTCAACCACCTGCTGGACGTGCTATCCTTTCTGATACCGCCCAAGCAACAACAAGTGGAACAGAAATAGTCTTAACTTCAGTTACAGCAGATGATATATACAATGGATGTTGGTGTCATATTAAAACGGGAGCTGCTGCTGGACAATGGGTAACTATAACTGATACGGTTGCTACTTCAAATAAAATTTCCGTTGTAACTTCTCCTGCATGTGCTGCTGCTGATACTCTTGAAATTATGGTGGGGCCTGAGCATTGTTCACTTCCACCCTATACTCTTGAATTACATAGAGATTTAACAGGTACAACTCCTGCTATTCAATATACAAGTTGTGTTGTTAATAATCTTAATTTTGCAATAGGTGCTGGTGCAAAAATAATGACTGCCACTGCTTCATGGCTTGGTAAATCTGCTGTTGAACTTGCAAATACAGTTGCGTCAGGTTTACCTACAACCGAACCTTTTATGTGGGATGATTGTACCATTGGAATAGGTAAGAAAAGTGGTGCGACTGCCAGTGGGGCAGGTTCAACGACAACTCTTGTAGATACAGGAGCCTTCACTGCCAATGCAGAAATTGGAAATATAGTTTTAACTACTGGCGGAACAGGGGCAAATCAATGCAGAAGAATTATAAGTAATACAACAGACGCTTTAACAGTTTCAGCTTGGCATACTGCTCCAGATGCCACTACTACCTATGAAATTTTTTATGGTTCTACTTTAGTAACAGATTTGAATTTTGGGTGGACTAATGGATGTGTGGCTACTCCGACGTTGAATAGCTCAAATACAATTCATAAGATTGAGAGTGATGCTTATAGAGTTGGAACAATATCCAAAACTATTATTCCAGAACAGATAACTGATTTCAGTACATATTTTCAAGGTTGGGCTACGAGAGAATACTTATTGTATTTTCATGGAGCACAAATTTCTGGTAATCATTACTATGATTTATTTTTCCACCTGCCAAAAGTTTTATTTTTAACATATCCGATTAATGTTCCTGGCGGTGGAGTTATTAGAGTTGCTGCTGATATGAAAATTAAATATGATTCGACTGATACTTATTCAGTAAAAGCAATTCTTCAGAACAATACGTCGACTTATTAATTAAGTCTCTGAAAAATGGAGCGGGAATCTAAGGAGCCTTTTAGAGATAGTTTGGTAACACAAGCTATCTCTATTTTTTTAAGGAGGAAACAATGTCAGTAAGAGAAGATTTGATTGCAGGTTTAGAATCACAAAGTAAAACTGTGTATTACAATTTCAATCAGGGTGGATGGTTTAAGAATAAAAAAATAAAATTTATTCTTAAACCTGTAGTTGCGAATGATTGGATTACCAGAGAAATGAAGAGGGAAGCCTTAAAAGAAAGAGCGAGTGGACAGACTATCGAGGAAGCAAGTCGAGCAGTTGCAGATAGATTTAAAGAAAAATTTTATAGCATGAATAAGGATTCTGCTTGTGCTCGGTTGTTTGATAAAACCGTTATCTATCCCAAAATAGTTTATTCCGATTCGAATTTAAAAGACGATGAAGTTCCATTTGATTTGTTAACTACAGATATAAAAATATTTTTAATTAATAATATTATGAAGATGTCTCCAATCTTCCAGGAGAAATAAAATGGCATCAGTAATGGAAATCCTGCTTCGTGCCAAGGGCGGGAAACAAGTTGAAGGAGAAACCAAGAAAGCCTCAAAGGGTGTCTCTCAACTTGATGGTGCATTTAGAAAACTTGGAAGTTATTTGGCAGCTGCTGTTATATACAAACAGATACAAAAATCTATTCAACTTTATGCAATTCAAGAAGAAGCAATTACCAAATTAAATGCAGCCTTACGAGTTCAGAATGATTATACCAAAGAAAATTCAAAAGTTTTACAAGACCAAGCAAGTGCTTTACAACAAGCCACAATTTATGGTGATGAAGCGATAATTACCGCACAGGCACTTCTTTTGAATTATGGTCTTACCAAGGAAGAAGTAAAAAAATCAATTCCAATTATTCTTGATTTTGCGGCTGCTACTGGTAAAGATGTCAGAGCTGCTGCCGATTATGCAGGCAGAGCTATACTGGGGCAGACTTCCGTTTTAAAAACTTATGGGGTAGTGATAGATCAAGCCAGATACGATGCCCGTGGGATGGTAGAGGTACTTGAGACTTTAGATAAACAATTTGGGGGAACAGCAAAAGCAATAGCAAAATCTGGAATTGGTCCAATGAAACAATTTCAAAATCAAATAGGAGACCTGTATGAAGTCATAGGAGAAACTTTAATCCCAGGGCTGAATAATCTTATTGGAGTTGCTACAAGACTTATGAAAGTTTTAACTGGGACTAATAAAGAAACTGAAAGAATTGCACTAACAGCTAAAAAAGCAAAGAAATTTTTAGATGAAGCCAATATATCTTTGGGTGAGAGAGATGCACTTCTTTCATATCTAATTAAAAAGGAATGGGAAGCAGTTAATGAATTTATAGATGCAAGAACTGAACAAGAAGAATTTACAGAAGGATTGAGTGAAAAAGAAAAGGAACGATTGGCAGAACTTGAAAAATTAAAAGAAGAAGCAAGAGAAAAAGAGAGTGAAGCTGAAGCAAAGGAAATTCAAGATAGATATAATTTTAGAAGGCAATTAGGTGAGTTGGATTTAAAAGGAACATTTGCTTCTTTGGAACGAGAATTTCTTGCAGTACAGGATAATGAAGTAAAACAAAAGGCAATATTTTTGGCATTTCAGGAATATAAAAAAGAAGCAAGAGTTCAAGAGGCGGTTGAAATAGAAGAAATGCAAGGTAAGATTACGGATTTATTTGTTGAAGGAACTACAGATTGGACTTCCGCTTGGGGAAAGTTTAGAGATTATATTGTTGATGTTGCCCTAAGAAGTATAGCTGATGAAATTATAAGAACAATTGGATTAGCAAAAGCATTACGGGCTGCACTTGGAGCTGTTACTGGTGGTGGTGTACTTGGTCTTGTCGGGGGTTTGCTTGGATTTCAACATGGCGGAACCGTTCCCGGGCCCATTGGTCGGCCTGTTCCAGTCATGGCTCATGGTGGTGAAAGATTCACTCCACCTGGAAGAGTTGGAAATCAAGGTGGAGGAAGAGGTATTACAATCATAAACCACTTTACTGGAACTTTTATAGGTTCGGATGAAACTATGTGGGATAGATTAGTGAGAGATAAAATATATCAACCAGTGCAAAGACTTTTAAGAAAGACTGGAGAACAGTTTTCGGGGAAATAATTATGAGTAATGAAATTTTGAAAAATGATAATGCAATAACTTTGGACTGGGGAGATGTAACTTCAGCCACAAAATATTGGCTTCAAGTCAGTAAAGGTTACCTCGATTTCAGAGCTACACTTTTGCATGAAGATAATAATCTTGCAACCTCAACCGATACCGTAACAGCAACTGGCAACGGTAGATATTTTTATCGATGGAGACCATTTGTAGTTTCTTGGCAACCTTGGCGGGAGGTTAGCTCGTTCATTGTAAATACTTCCGCAAGCACAGATGTCTCAGCTACTTCTTGGATGTTTATAAATAAGGCGGATGTAACCGATACTTATATTTTAGAAAATCAACCGATAACTTTACCTCGAATGGAACCTGCACATTTGTTTGAAGCTTTCAGAAGAAACCGAGCTGGTAAACTTCGTTCCCAACAATATAAAACTAAATATAATATCACCATAGATATTTCAAGATATCTGGGAAATAATCAAAAAGCAGAAATTATGAGATTCTATAATATGCACGTTCCATTTTATTTAGCAACAAGATATGAACATCAGATTGCAACTGAAACTAATTATGTATATAGATGTTTTGAAGTAATGTTTACTCCACCTGCTCCACAGCTTGATATAGTTGGAGGGAATATTTTAGAATTCACGGAGGTTTAAATGCCAGCAATAATCTTGGATCCTAATTCTTATATCCCACATCCATCAAATGCTCCCGCATTAACAACAGAAGCGGCTACGCCAGCATATAAGTATTTAGCTTTTGATGATGGAACTGATGAACTTGCTTACTGGGTTTTCTGGATGGATAATTTTTATGATTCGGGAACCATAACTATTGATATATTTTGGAAAGCAGCAGCAACTTCAGGAGATGTTGTTTGGAAAGTATTTTTGCAAGGAAAGGCGGAAGGTGAAGAATGGGATACTGCTCTTGCTACAACTGAATCTTTGACTGATACGGTTCAAGGCACAACTGAATATCTTGGGAAGGGAACTTTAACTTTTAGTACCCCAGGAATCTCACCTTCTGATTTATGTGTACTAAAAATTCATAGAGATGCTGATGACGGTGCAGATGATATGTCTGGAGATGCAAAACTTTTATACATCGTAGTAAAATATAACGTAGCAGGATAATATTATGCAGATAATAAATGATTATTGGAAAGATTTCAGTGAACAGGAGCAAGGTTCTAAGCCAGTAGATAAGATAGAGATGGAACTTTCCGCTGGTACTTGGACTGACGTTACCGATTATTATATTGGTGGAGCAACTTTTAACCAAGAAAAAGAAAGAGCTCCTGATAAAATATCTGGTGGTGATACAAGATATGTATTTGATAATACAGAAGATACTTTTACTCCCTCGGATTCAGGTTCTATTTTTTATGGTATAAAATATCATGGTAAAAAAATAAAATTCTCTTTGGGTTTTTACGGACTTGGATATCTTGAACAATCAAGAATGATAATCAAAGATGTTAAATTTGATTATGATGAACAACGATGTTATATATTTTGTCAAGAAATATCTCAAAGATTAGTTGATGAAGATTTAAATACTTTCCCTACAGGTTTAATTCCGGTTGCCAATGCTGGGAATACAGGCAATGGAGTAATGTCAGAAGTGGCTACCCTGCCATTTGCTACGGTTTCAAATGGATGGACAGTAACTTGTGATGATGTAACAAATGGTGGGCCAGGGACTTTTGATGTAGTGAAGGATGGAGTTGGTTCAATAGGGACTGCAACAATGGGAACAGAATTTTCAGATGCAACTCATGGAATAAAATTTACCATTACAGAAGGAGGCACTCCTTTTATCATAGGTGATGAATTTACTTTTACAGCAGTTCAACATCCTGAATGGACAACTACTAATCTCGCTAAAATTCTATGGTCTATTTTTACTGGCTATGGTTATGATTCGGAAACGCAAGATGCTTGGAGTGCAGCAGTATTTGATTTTGACCATACAAAGTCAGATGATAATACCGATATAAATTATTTATCTTTTGTTCAAGCTGTAGCTGATATTGATAATGATTTAACGGGTTATATTCCTTATGATAAAAATGCTGCTCAGGCCGTTGAGGAAATTATTATTCATTCTCTTGGTTCGATTTATACAGATAGGAAAGGGAGAATCTCCCTCTCTTCCTACAAACCATCTTTCGGTATAACTCCTTTACTCCATGAATTTTCAGATGATAAATGGGTTTTAGGAATGGATGCTGATGAGGATACTGCCAAGATAATAAATAAGGTTACAGTAAGGTGTAAAAGAAGTGCGAGTTGGTCTTGGTCTAATGCAAGCGAAACTACAGATGATATTTATTCTAATTCAAATGCTACCTCAATTTCCGACTATGGATTAAGGAATCCTTTTACTTGGACTGATTATTATTGGTACTCTCCGAACCGTGCAGCTCAAGAATGGCTTGCTGATAGGATAATCGATAAATATGGTTTGCCTCCCACTGAAATAGAATTTGAAACAGGACTTGATGCAATAAGAACTAACTTGGCTGATAAAATTTTCTTCACTGATGCCAGAACAAGTTATTCTAAAAAATTATTAGAAGTTATAGAAGTAGATAAAGATTTTGAATCCACTCCGAAAGTGATAAATTTGATTGTTTCAAATGTTGGGACAACAGGGCTACAATGGTGTTTTCTCGGTAGTTCGGCAGAGGAAGGTGATGGAATTTCTCCGCAAGCTTCTGATTTTGATTCAGCTACGGACTCGGATAAACAATTTTGTTATCTATCTACAACAGGTAGTTCAATACAACCTTTATATTATCTTAATTGAGGAGGGTTTATGGGGATGAAGTTCGGTAAAGGAGTTAAAATAAATGGGCAGGAAGTACAGGAAGAAGTTAAGAGAAAAATTATAGTTTGTAAACAAAAAAAATGTTCTTTTGGTAAAATAAAAATAGATGATTATTGTGCAATCTGTCAATATAAAGAGGAATATTTATACAATAGTGAAATCAATCCGATATTTATTGAAGTCAAGGATCAATTTATTTATAAAAGTTGCCATAAAAAAGAAAAAATTCCATTATATAATGAATGTCCTCATGGATTCAAAGAAGTTTCTATGAAATGCAAAGCATGTGCAAGGATACAGATTCAATTTTTAAATAGTGAAACCAAGACGATAAAATAGGAGAGTAATTATGGCATATACTGATCTCACTGCCACATTTATTTACAAAGGTTTATTAACTTATCAGCAAATGGATGCCCTTGGTGAGAATGATGCGATGATGATTCGGACTGATCTCGGAGGCCAGACCATAACACCTGCAAGTGCAGTTGACGGATTAACTATCTACCAAGTCAATGATAAAAGTTCTTTAAAAATTGTTTCGCTTGCAACCACTGATGCAGTATTAGAAGTTGGAGCAATAAATACATCTGGAACTCCAGTTATTATCTCCAATCAGGGGAATCAGACATCTGGGGCTTTAATTTTGGCAGAACAGGATCATGCAAGTTCAAATGCAGATGTTGTTGAAATAGATAATGATGGTAATGGTAAGGAAATAAAATTTACTCATGCTGTTACAAGAACTTTATCAATTTCGGGAGATGCATTTGAGGGAGTAGATTACGCTGCAAATGTTGATAGAGTTATTGGAACTGATGGTTCTTTATCTAATGTTGATGCTGGATTTGCTTCGCAACTATATTCTACCCAAGTTCATTTACCTAATGGAGTCACTGTAACCGAAGTACAGATGTATTATTATCAAAAGGATAATACGGGAGTTATATCTGTACTTCTGCAAAGATGTGATATGCAAGGAACAGCAGGATCCGACATGGCGGATTGTCTTGACGAGAATATTGCAACTGCATGGGGAACTAAAGCTGATTCAACAATAACTAATCCAGTAATAGATAATACAACATATTCTTACAGATTATCTTGTTTAATCAATAATAATGATGAGACAGATGATGTTAAACTTGGAGGGGTAAAAATTTTATATACAATCACTGAACCGCTTCCATAGGAGGAAATCGTGGCTTTCGAAGTAAAAATAATTCCGGAAAGAAAAGTAATTAATGTAAGTACAGGTCTTAATTTAGTCGCTGGTCAAAACATTAAAATTCTTGTGGACGAAGAAGTTTTAGAAGTTGATGCAAAGACATGGGACTTAACTATTCCAGAGAATAAGAAAGTAAGTTTAAGATTGGATATAAGAGCAGTGGTAACTGATGTTGAGCCAGAATAATTTTGAGGTTAGATATGAAAATTGATTTTGGTAAATTTTTCAAGAATATTTTTATTGAATACCGAAAAATTAAAAAGCCAGAAATTAAAATAATTCTGGATGCAGATCATGGTGGGAAGGATCCTGGATGTAAAGGATTTTCTGGAACACTGGAAAAGAATATTTGCCTTGAGATTACTAATCGACTTGCTTTCTTTCTTTCAAGACATAGTATTGGTTACATGTTAACACGATGGGGTGATAGATTTATTTCATTAGATGAAAGATGTAAAAGAGCCAATCAAACCAATGCAAAGATTTTTGTTTCAATACATTGTAATGCGGTGGTTGATAAAAGTATAAAGGGATTTGAAGTTTGGTATTATGGTAAATCAAAGAAAGGAAAGGATTTGGCTCATGGTTGCCAAGCGTGTTTACACCAGTTAAAGTTTACAAAAAATAGATATACTAAATCCGGAACTTTCAGGGTGCTGAAGAAAACAAAGATGTCAGCTATACTTGTTGAATTAGGATTTCTAACAAACGAAGAAGATGAAAAATATTTGAATGATGAAAATAATCAATCTATGGTTGCAGAAAAATTGTTTGAATTTATTAGAGCGGAGGTAGAGACATGAAAAAATGGATGCAGAAAATTGTTTTGAATTTTATTATCAATAAAATCTTAAAGAAGTTAGGAGGCAAGAAAATGTTTGATTCAATCAGGGAAGGGTTAAGAGGCAAGAAGACTTATTTTGTTGCAATCAGTGCCATTATCGGTGGAGTTATTGCATGGATAAGTGGTACGATTGGAACGGCAGAATTAGTCAAGATAGTAATTGAAGCAGTCATTGCTTGTACCATAAGAGCTGGAATCAAGAACGGATAAAAATACTATCTCGACGATAAATTGGCTAACTAAATCCGAGGTGTGATGCCTCGGATTTTTTTGTCACACCCCCTTGACAAACAGGAATTATCATGTTATAATACTATCAGGAAGCAAATAATAGCGGATACAGGAGGTAGGGAAATGAAAAGCGGACACGGGATGCAGACACAAAAAATCAAAACATCAATTGAGTATCACAAAGGCAAACTCGAGCATTGCAGATTAGAGGCATCAAAATCTCATTTGACTGCTTGTCAAAGATGTGCTTATGAAAAGCATACTTATGCGGAAGAAAAAATACTTGAAGAACTCAGTGATTTATTAAAATAACTTTTTAAACTTGCTTCCTTATAATAGGGGGCAGGATTAAGCAGTTAAAAATTTAAGCGGGCACAGGAGAAGAAATGAAAAAATTAAAAGTAGAAAAAATGTCACTAAATGAAGCTTGTAAGCATTGGAAATGCAGTCCACTTATTGTCAAATCATTTATTGAAAGTTCCGAGAAAGGTTTTAAGAAATATTGGTTCAATACCAAGAATCTTGAATTGATAGAAAAAAGAAATGTTAAGCATTAAGAAAAAGCAGACACAGGAGGAAAAATGAGAACAATAACAAACAAGTATGAAAGCAGTTGTAAAATGTGCGGAAAAAAAATTGAAATTGGGACTCAAGTTCAGTATGTTAAATGGGCAGGTATATTTTGCCTTGAACATGAGTTAACAACGGAAGATATTAGAAAATTTAGACAGGAAAGGGTTGATAAAAAAGCAGAAAGATTGATAAACAAAGCTCAAAGATTAGAAAAAATAGCAGATGAAAAACAATCAGGGTTTGATAAATTTAGAGGGGACACATCTTTTTTAACTCAACCTGGACATATTCCATTTAGGAAAAAATTGATTGACAGATATGATAAAGGGATGGAATTAAGAAACGAGGCAGAAAAGGCAAGAGAAAAAGCTGAATCTATAACTAATGGCGTAAGAGTAAAAGGTGATGCCGAAAAAAGACATCAAGCAAAAAGAGATTATCTTACTAATAATATAAAAGTAGGTGATAAAATTTATTGGATGGTTACTAATTTGGTTGAAATAGTGAAAATAAATAAAAAAAGTTTTACAATTAAAGGAAAATTTGGTAGTTTCAATGTTGATAAAAGTTTATGCGATTTAGTAAAATAAAAAAGCGGACATAATAAAATGAAATTAAAAATTAACAGGCAGGGAAAAGGTTTAAAACACTTCAGGAGTTTCCAAACTCCCCTGTGTCCGCTCCTGAGTACCTGCCTTCCTTATTTCCAATTTTTGCAACAGGGCAAGAGATTTCAAATACCCAAACGGAAGGGAGTCCATATCTGGGTCTCTTGTCCTGTATTATATTAAGGAAGGGAGGTGATTGAAATGAAACAGAATGTAATTGAATTTGCAAAGTTTGAAACAAAAGAAGAAGCAGTAAAGGAATTTGACAAGCTAAAAAAGACCAATGACTATGTGGTGATTATTCTTTCGAAAGGCAAGTATTATGTTGAAACCGAATCTAATATGATAAGAAATTTCGAGACAGTAGTGAAAAGATTTGAAGGGAGGTGACTAAAATGAAAAAACACAGAGTAAGAAAAGCCAAGTGTATTGATGACACAGGTAAAGACCATTTATTTATTGAAATTGAAAGAGAAACTTGGATGGAAGTTAAAGAATTGCCTACACATAAGGCAATAGAAAATTATAACAATAAACAAAAGGGATTAAAAGGAAAGCCAATTCATTATGAAACAAGAGCATTCGACATTGGGTTAATAAAGAATTGGAAAGAAAGTGATCCGATAAGTTAACAGCAACATCCCTACCTATGATGGCTACATTCTGGGGTAGGTTGTAGCCAGCCTATCCCAGAATAAGGAGGAAAAGTGATTAAAGGAAGTAAGCAGACAAAGAAAGCAAAAATAAAAGTTTCCGAAAAACTTAAAGGGCGTAGATTAACATTGAATCATAGAAAAAATATTTCAAAATCTATTAAAAATAAAAATTTAGGTTTTATAAAAGGACATATACCTTGGAATAAAGGAAAAGGAATTTCAATAACAAAATGGAGAAGATTACAGATGTTTAAACGTGATAATTTTACTTGCCAATATTGTGGTCGAAATATAAAAGATGATGGGGCGAAATTAGAACTTGACCATATAATACCACTTTCAAAAGGTGGGAAGAATACAATGCAAAATGCTATAACAGCTTGTAATGAGTGTAATCAAATAAAGAAAGATAAAATATTATAATTGGCTGGGTGGGTAGGAATTACTAAGGGGGAATTAAAATGATAATAGTTATATATATAAATAAAAATGATAATATTTCTTATACGAAAAAATTTGAAACAGATGAAAAAGCAATGGCATGGTTAAGTTATTTTGGATATATGATAAATATTATAAATATAAGAAGGAGATAATTGAATGGATGAAGAACTTACAAAAGCCTTAGTCTTCGCAATCTTAATGGAAAATGGAAATGGAATCTTGGATAAATCCCCGAGTTATATTATGGAAAAATGGGAAATGGTAAAGGATGGGATGTGTGAGGGTTTGTTGGATTTTATTAATGCGGGAAAGTTACGGGAATGGAAAGAGAAATGGTTATGAGAATCATAAAATTCTTGATTTCAGGGTATAATACCTCAAGAATGGGATTTAATCAAGCCAAAAGGGCAGTCAGGGTAGTTCTACCCCTATTATATAGGTATAATTAAAGGAAGTAATTAAAATGAAAATACCGATATTTAAAAGCACAAACGAGGCTATACTTTTTGGATTAGAAAACAGAGATAAACAAACTATATTTAAACTTTTGGCTCGAAAAATAAGAACAAAAGTGCTTACTGATAAATTACGAAAAAAGAATAAATTTGATACAGGAATGAGAGTTGCACTTCAGCATCAACTTTGTGATGAATGTTTACGGGCAATCACAGGGCAGATAACAAAAAGAGAATATCAATTAATATTTCCAGGAGTTGAATTTATAGTAAAATAGTTCATTGAAAACTGGTTGGCGGGATAGGTCTTTTTGTCTGCACTTATTCCTACCTGCCAAGCCAGTCTAAAATAAAGGAGGAAATTAAAATGACTAAAGAAGAAAGAGCCAAGAAATTTTTAGAAGAGATAGAAAAAGTATGCAAGAAGCATAACATTTCAATTACACATCAAGACCATCAAGGAGCTTTCCAATTAGATGAATATAAAGAAAGATATATGAGATGGTTTATGTCGGCTGAAATTGATAGTGTAGAAGACAAGGAGGATTAATTATGTTATTCAAAAAGGCAAAAAATGAAGCCTGTTTTTTAAAAGTAGGCATCAGAGGTTTTGAAGGTTCAGGAAAATCTTTCACAGCTGGCAAGATGGCAGTTGGTCTTTATAGGTATGCCAAACTTAAAAAACCAGTTGCATATCTTGATACTGAAAAGGGAAGTGATTTTTTAATTCCAAAATTTAAGAAATGTAAAGTTCCTTTGGATGTATCAAAGACAAGGGCTTTTATGGATTTGGTTGATGCGGTTAGGGAAGCAGAGAAACATCATTCTATTTTAATTATAGATTCCATCACTCATTTCTGGAATGAGCTAATGGATTCCTATCTAAAGAAACATAATCTTAAAAGAATTAAATTACATCATTGGATGACTCTGAAAAAGGAATGGAGAGTATTCTCTGATTTATTTGTTAATTCCAATGTACATATTATAATGTGTGGAAGAGCCGGTTGGGATTTTGGCTATGAAGAAAACGAAGAAGGGGAAAAAGAATTACAAAAGACAGGAACGAAGATGAAGGTGGAAAGTGAAACTGGATTTGAACCTGACTTGTTGCTTGAAATGGAAAAGGTAAAGAAGACTTCTAATATAGGTTCTGAAATAATTCAACGTTGTTGGGTTCTTAAAGATAGGTCGGATACTATTCAAGGAAAGAAATTCGATAGACCTGATTTTAAGGACTTCCTCCCCCATGTAGAATGTTTGAATTTAGGTGGCAAACATAAAGCAATTGATACTTCCAGAAGTTCAGAATCTATGCATAAGCAGGATTTTTCAAAAGAGAATATGTATAAACAAAAAACCATTATCCTTGAACTTATGCATGATGCTCTTGATAAAGATTATTCTACCAGAACAGATGAAGATAAGAGGAAGCGAATATTCCTATTGGAAATGTCCTTTGGTACTTCATCCAAAACTGAAATTGAAAATATGAGTCTCAAGGATTTGCAGGTAGGATATGATAAACTAAAAAAGAAGTTAGAAAAAAAATCTAAAGGAGGAAAGAAGAAATGAAGGAGAAAGAATTAGACAGAGAAATTAAAGAACAAGTTAGAAAGCTTTTAAGATTAGACAAAGAAGCGGAAGGGTTATTTGAAACTAATGCGGTGAGGAAAAATTTGGGACGATTGGTAGATGTTGCAAATATTCTCCTCAGGGATGCGGGAATATATAAAATGTCCCTTGAAAATCATAAAGATATATCTCCAGAAAATCAAACTTATTTATGGTGTATCATAGGTTATATTGAAGCATGGAGAAAATACTGTATAGAATTAACCAAATATCGTGTAAGAGAAAGAAATGATTTTCCTAATGCCGAATTACAATCAATGTTAAATGAGGATAGAATATACCATAATTTTTTGATCAATGGAAAAGAAAAAATAAAGGAAGGAGGTAAGAAGTAATGACAAAAGAAAAGATGGATACAAGGGGTAGAGAAAATATCCCTGATGGTATTTACGACTTTACTGTCACCGAGATTGGTGATAAGATTAAGGCAGGAAAGACACATTACAGGCTTTGGAAATTCGGAACAGTTATTGATGAAGAACCAAAAGAGATAAGTATTTTGTTATTCCCTTGGGAATGTGCAGATTTACTTGGAGCTTTGGAGCAGGAAGAAACGGAGAAGAAAGGTG